AAATCCATTTTTAAATCTATCAAAACCATCAGCATCTTGTATTTGTAAACTTTGAGCATCTTGTTCTAATAATGAAAGTTGAGTATAATATTCTAAATTTTGTATTCTATCTTCTAACTTACCAATATCTCTCATTGTATAACGTCTATTGTCTTCTTTTTTAATAGTGACATCAGAAGTTTGTAATGTATAACTTGGTATAGTTATAGTTGCTAATAATAAGTGACCATCTAAATTTCCTGGTTCTAAAGGATTAACAGCAGATGCACCTTTTAGTGCTTTTAATTCACCATCTCTAGTTATGAAAATTTTGTCTATTCTGTTTAGATAATATTCAAAGTCAGTTGTAACATCTGAATTAAACTGTACTACATCTACTGTTGATGAACCTGTACCGTCAAAACTTCTATCAGAAGAACCTGAATTAATTGTACTAGCATCATCTACTCTAGGTCTAAAATCTAAACAATCTCTTAATTCAAATCTATCACCTGTTGTATCTGAAGTGTAACTTGGAATATTCTCATAATCAACAACACCTGAATACGAATCAACATCAAAATAATCACCTGAACCGTGAGAGAAATAATCAAAATTAATTAATAATTGACCTGTTGGTCTAATCGCACCAGGTTTTAAAATTAGTCTTCCAATATCATAGAAGTTATCTCTTTGTCCTGTGTCTAAATTAAATCTATCTGAAATATCAGTATCACTTGCGCTTGCTGATGTACCAAAACTACTTGACATATAAACTGCATTGATTGCATAAATATCAGCTTTACCTAATCCAATTGTTCCACCTTCTATTGTTGATTGATTGGAAATGGCAACTGTTGAACCAGAATTTAAAGTTTTTGTTTTTGAACCAGCAATCGTTCTTTGTACAGTTGCTAAAATTTTAATTTTATGACCTTGAAAGTCAGCACCAAAATCTAATTTTAATGTTTTACCAGTTGGGGATCCAATCAATTCAAATATTGCGTCACCTTCGTGGTTATTACCTTCTAGGTTTAAAACATCTCCAATTGCACCAGATGTTCCAGCACCAAGTGTCATAATAGAAACTGAAAAATCATCTGTAGAATTTGAAGCAAAAGTTTCATTTGTACCAGCAGAAATAGTTTCATCACCATTAGATGATAAAGTAACTGTAAATTGTCTTCTTACATTAAAGTTTGTATCAGTTGCTCCACCATTAGCTGTTGTTTTTAATGTTTTAACTGTTGTATGTGGTAATTGGAATATAGAAATATTACTTTCAGGATTTGTTAATTTTGCTCGTCTTCTTGTAACAATTGAGGCAGTAGTTACATCAGAACCACCTACAGCAGAAGTTAATTCTAATTCGTTTTGAGATACAATATATTTTACTGTACCTGTTACTGTAGAACCAGCGTCATTTGTAAATGAAATTGAATCACCTATTTTTAAATCTATTGTAAAGTTTGTACCTTTACCTTGTAAAGTAGCATCTGAATTTGCTATTGAAACGTTACCTACTAAAGTATAGTTATCTCCGTATGTTGAATCTAATACTGTGTCAGCAGTATAAGTAGGACTTCCTGCCATACCAATTTGTTTAACAGCAGAAATATCTCTTGTTCTAACACCTTTAAAACCTAAAGCATCTACTTGAATTGTACCCGAAGCTGATGATGTTTGACCTGAAATAGTTTCTCCAGCAATAAAGCTTCTTCTAACACCTGAAACTACGACTGTAGTATGAGATACTGTGGGAGCTGAACTATAAGAAGTAACGTTAACAGGTGTTGTACCATCTGTTTCGTATAATTCGAATGTTGATGAAGTTGCGTTTCTTACACAATAAGTAGTATCACTCGATACTGCAACTGAATCTACAGCATATCCGCCACCACTTAAAGTAACTATTTGACCATCTGTTAATCCGTGTCCACTTAAAGTTACGACACCTGGACTTGCTACTGAAATTGTTGTTACAGCTGATGATACATTTTCGGTCGTATTTTGTACGATACCAATTGCGCCTGAAGTGGCACCTGATACTATTTCACCTGTTGTAAAAGAAGCTGAAGTAGTTAAATTTAAATGTGTAAACATTTCTATATCAAATAGATAATGTCTGTATATTGAAGACGTACTGTAAATATCAGATGATTGTGTTCCTGATACAAATTCAAAACCACGAGATTTTGCTCTACCTATTTCAGGAACTATAACACCTGTTGATGATTGTTCTGTTCCTCTACTATCTGTAGGTGTATCATATAAATTAACAGTTTTAAACGCTTCAACATCACCAGAAACAAATCCTATATCTGGCGATCCATAAACGTTTGTTACATTGATATAATTTTTTACATTAAATCTTGTTTTGTGATTATTTGCTGTTTCAAAATCTCTAGCTTTATCAATGTCAACAAAAGTTGTTCCAAGTCTTTCAGCCTCATAACCTCTTACGTATGCTTTAAAAGGTGAAACACCAACTGCAAGTTTAGTAGCGTCACCACCATTTCCAGAAGTATAGATACCTCTATTATTACCTGATATTAAATGTTCTCTTACATCAAAGTCAGGATTACTTAAAACATAATCTCCTGATTCGTCAAATGTTCTTCTTGCTAGTGTGTCTTCTAATACTGCATATTCAGTATTTCTTACAAGTGTTTTAATTATACCATTTTCAACTCTAGCGATTTCAAAAAAATTATCGTCTTCAGTTGATGTTAATGTTTTTTTAGCTAATGATAATGTAATCTTAAATCTATGAGCACCTGGAGCATTGGCATTAGAAGAACCAGCAGCGTTATCATTCAAACTATTATCGTCATTAGGAGTTATTAAAGCTTCAGTAACTGAAAAACCTACTCTGTAACTAGGTGTATTTGTATATTTGTCTAATACTAATGTTTCATCACTTACTTGTACAAAAAATCCATTTATATAAAAAATACCAGACTTAACACTAGCTGAAGAACCTATTGCTGTAGTATCTACAACACACGATACTCCTGTACCTGTTAGTGTTTCGCCGTTAGAAAAAGTTGTTGTAGTATTATTAGTACCTGTTTTTTCATATTTTACAAATAATGTATCAGGATCAGTACCATCAGTTGCTGATGTTCCTACTACAGTTGCAATAACACCAGATGTGCCACCTGTTAATTGTATATTAGAAAAATCTGATAATGTGTTTGAACTATCAATACTAGATAATTTGACAGCATAATAGTTTGTATCTATTCCAATCTGACCTGGAATAATCATTGCACCTTGTTTGAAAAGGTGATCGCCCAATCTTTCTATTTGATTTTGTAAGATTGTTTGTGATTGTGTTAATTCTCTCGCTTGAACAGCTAAACTTGGTCTAAAAAGTATTCTATAAAAGTTTTTAGACTCTGTAAAGTCATCATAATAAGGCGAGAGGTTAAAGTCAGTTTTTGCTGCCATCTATTTCCCTCTAAAATTCAATAATCAATTTAACGTTTTCAGTTTGATCTGCAGCTCTTGTAATTGGTGCTCTATTTTCAACATAAATTACATCACCACTATCAGACTCGATTTCAGCAGTAGCATAACCACTTGTAAATGAAATGTTATCTACTGTAGTTGTACCATCTGGTGTTCCAGATGCTCCTGATGATTGTCCTGTTACTGCATTTGAACCAGAAAACGCTGTTAAATCTCCGTTGCTATCAATTCCTTCATCATTAAATCTTGTTTGAATGTAATATAGTAAACTATTTGAACTATCCCACTCTACAACTTTACCCACAGCACCAGTTGAAGTTTGATTAATTTCTTCATCAGCAGTAAAGTTACCACTTACTGAAGTTAATCTCATAACCTTAACTCCTCTCAGTGTAGAAGCACTTGCTGCGCCTCCTCCAGTTGCGTTAGGGTCTCTTATCAAACAAACTCGTCTAAAATCATTATCTGTTGTAAAGTCACCTGAATTAGAAGTTTCAGCTCCTTCAAAGTTAACATTTAACATCACATAATATCCACCTAATTCTTTTACCGCATCTTCGCCGTGTCCACCTTTTGGCTCTATGATACAATCTAATTCTGCGCCAGTTAAACTTGTTGCTCCAGCTGATACTATATCAGCATTTCTAATATAAGCAAAAGTATAATTTGAACCTGCGTTTGTAACAGTTACACCAGTTACAACACCACCAGCAACTGTTACTGAAACTTTACCACCAGAACCATCTCCGTGTATATCAATGTTTGTAAACGTATTATTTACTAAAGAACCAGAACCTGCTGATTTGATAGTAACTATATTAACTGTTCCGTTTGAGTTAGCTGCTGCAACAGTTGAGTTAGTTGCAACTGCCATAAAATCTGTTGATAGGAAACTAACTCTTTGAGCAGCACTCAAGGTGTACATATATTTCCATTTGTAATCATCATCTGTTTCAATAATAGATGTAGATGTTCCTTCAGGTTTTGAAGTAGAAGCACCACCATTGTTGTTCCATAAACATTTGTAAACATTAAAATCATCTGTAACTACATAAAATAAAGAATCCCATAAACTAGTAGCACCACTTGTTGCAGTTTGTACAGTAGTTGTACCTGTAATTCTATTTCCGTAATCGTGTCTATAATAATCGTAAACTGTACCTGATGTCCAATTTCTTCTAGGTATTACGTAAGACACATCTGAAGATGTAACTTTTTTAGCTGACAATAAGTCATCAAAAGTATAAAATTCATCTTGTATTGAATCTACTGGAGTTAAAGGTGAAGAATCTGAACCTTCGTTTACTGTTCTACTATCACCTCTAGTAGATGTAGTAAAAGCTTGTGGCCTTCCTATACCTAAATAGTAAACGTTTGGAGAAGCTTCTGAAAACGATTCACTAAACTGTTCAGCGTTGTGTATTCTAAATTTGTTAGTTATTATTGCCGGCATTTAATTTAATTCCTTTTTCATATTTATATTATTAAAAAGACTCTAAAGTAATTCTTTTCCATATAGTTGTAGAACCATCATATGTTGCAGTACACACATATAGATATGTTCCGTCTTGTACAACAAGTCCAGCAACATCACCACTTTGTCCTGTATTTGTTGGTGTTCTTGTAGTTATTTTTGTAGTAGAAGGTAAAGTATTACCTCCTAAAAAAGAATAAATTTCATTAAAGTTGTCGTTTATAAGGTCACCACCATCACGGATAGTTGAACCTGTACCATCATTCGCAACTGTTCCTATATTAATACTTTGTTTAGCCATTTTTTCCTAAATTTTAATAATAATATTATTATTTATACTCATTTTTTATGCCACATCAAACTTAATATTTGTTGTGTCAAAAGTAATCTGGTCTTCATCAAAACTATTTTCATCTAAATGCCATATTTGAGATGGAATAGCAAAGTTTGTTTTTAATTTGTAATTAAAATCTGATAGATTATTTAACTCACCATCAATATTCGTATTTAATGTACCTGATAATCTTAAATTATTTAAGTCTTGTATTTGAACTTGACTTGCATAATTTGAACTTAATACTAAATGTGATAAAGAATGTAAATTTGGACCTGCTACTGCTCTACCAAATTTAGTTGTATTATTTCGTATATCAGTTAATTCTTTGATTTGAGATATAATTTTATATCTTCTACTTAATGTTAAATCTCTTGTATTATCTGTAAATAAATCTGGAGTTGAGTCTGCCATCATATCTGGATTTACTCCTAATTGTGGACTAGCATTTAAAGAAGTACCATCATCTATTGTTCCTAATCTTCTACCAAATACTGTTGAGAATAAAGTATTAAGTACATCTTGGATAGGTGTTGTAGTAACACCAGAATTTTCAGTTGTAAATGGTCTCATTTGAGCATTAACCTGTGTTGCAATATCTACTCGGCCTGTAAAGTAGAAACCACCAGTATGCATTGTTTTTTTAAATGAATCTCTCCATTGATTAATTGACTCACCAACTTTAATTATGTAAGAGAAATCTTGGTACAATAAACTGTCTTGTATCTTCATTGTTATTTCTGATATATGTCCATCTTCATTAATATACGAACCTGTTGTATCTAATGTTGAAACAACTGTGGTTGTGGCAGTTGCTTGATCAGTTTTAATAACCATAGCTGAAGCGTTAGAGGTATTACCAGATAATACTGTGTGAGGACTAAAACTTCCAGATGCACTTGTTAATTTCATTAAGCCTAAATTTGTGTTAACTGATTCTACAGTTGCTGTTACAATAGATGAACTTGCATCTAAACCTGAAACAGTTTCACCTATAGTAAAACTTCCTAAAAAATCTTTAACAATTAAATAAGTAGGAAGTGTTAAAGTGGGAGGTGTAGGAGAATTTTGAAAACCTTTACCTGATTCTATAATTTTTAATTCTTGTACTCTTCCAATTTGATCTCCATATGCATATATAACAGCACCATTTCCACTAGTGCTTGTAACAGTCACATTAGGTAATGATAAGAAATTATATCCACCGCTAATAATTCTTATATCTGTAATATCGCCTGAACCTGTACCACTTTCTTGTACAATTTTATTTCCTGTGTATGGATCGCCTCTTGTTGTTTCATCTTCTAATATAATATGATCTTCTGT